AACCATCAAGATCACCAACATCGTAACAGAGGCGACCACTCATAACATACATCCACCTAGCTACGTTTTTATCAAAACCTTGGTAGTCAAGGATACTTTGAAAATAAGGTGTAGGGATGTCCCACCAGTCCTCTATGTGTTCATATGCCTCGAACACTTGATCGAAATACTTACAGCTTACAATAGTTGGATCGAGACATTGATATTCTTTACTATCGTAACTATAAAATTTAGACCTGTACTTACCAGTTGTAGGTATATACTCCTTACCTATTAAGAGTCCATTTTTAAAGCTCCATACATGCCTGTTCTTTACTATCTCAGGAAACTGAATATCATAGCATTTTGATACATGACGAATGACGTCACTTATAGTTGAACCTCTGGAAGTAAGGTTCTCCCAGTTTGTACGATTCGTTTCTTTTTGAGAAAACATATAGAGTTCAGCTTCAATAGTTCTCACTGGTTTCCATGCACGTGTAGTGTAACCTTCAGATGTAACAATTTGTGTACAGCAGTATCCCTTGTAACGTCTAATATTATTGATGTACGTATGATTCAGGAAAGAGGTGAGTGATTGCTGGTACGGTGAAAGTGTGTCAATTTGTGATGTATTACAACGGAAAAGTGATGGATCAGATTCAGGTGCGATCAAGATCTTAGTGGGTTTGTTGATTCTATCATAAATACGTGTGTCTCGATGAACAATTTGGAAAGCATCATCGATTTGTTCAATCACTCTATTAATACGCGAGGCAACATTCAACCCATCATCATCGGGTTCGTACTTATCGATCTCCAATGCAACTGCACGATGATAAATTTGTCCCATCTGTGTAATAAATCTCATGTGTGTTGTCGACACTTTCTCCAGGTCAACTGAAAACGGTTTACCGGTTTGCAAATTAATTTCATCTGCCCTGAAAAACTTGCGATAACCAAGTTCAAAAGATACTCGTGTATTATTCTTAGTCTGTAGTCCCCAGTTCTTTTCTTCATCTTCAATGACATTTAATAATTGTTCACTATCCAATGTTTGGATCTGATTTTTTATAATTTCCATATTCGATTGATGTTGGTCAGCATCTTCGGATATGAAGTGTGTTTCCATCCCTTAATTTACTAATAAAAGGCAGTTATTTTTAAGCCGATAATTTTCCAAGGATCTTTATAAGTATTTTATTTTGGGTTTGAACTTGCTGTACAAGTGCTACCAGGGCACTACATACAGTATCACCATCTGGGGTTGTGAGAATATCAAAAAGGTCGATACCGGGTTCATCATCCTCCATGAAAATTTCATCATCTTCTTCTTCTGGGAGGATCTCACCTTCCTCAATTTCAGGTTCTTGGTCACTCGACATTTGAGGTATACCAAGAAAAGACCAATGTCTATTTTTCGCATGTGCGGTATCAGGCCAAATTAAAATGTTGCTATATATTACAAACAACTCTCAAAATGGCTGGCGGACTTATGCAACTCGTAGCGTACGGCGCGCAAGACGTGTACCTGACTGGTAACCCCAAGGTTACTTTTTTCCAGGCTGTCTACAAGCGTCACACTAACTTCGCGATGGAGAACATCGAACAAACTACAAACGGTAACCCTTCCAACAACGGCCGCATCTCCGTGACTGTTGCCCGTAACGGTGACCTCATCGGCGACATGTATGTCGAGCTTTCTTCCCTGTCTTCTCTCGCCACCGCTTCCGGTGCCGCGAATGACTGCAACTGGGTCGCCGAGCGCGCAATTAAAACTGCCGAATTATCAATTGGTGGGCAGCGAATTGACAAGCACTACCAGCGTTGGTGGCGCATGTACTCCGAGCTTTACCTCGACGAGTCTAAGAAGGCTAACTGGGGTAAGCTCACGTCCGGTAAGGGTCAGGTCTTCCTCCCCCTTATTTTCTTCTTTAACCGCAATCCTGGACTTTACCTCCCACTAATTGCTCTGCAGTACCACGAGGTCCGTGTCGATTTCGATTTAACTGATGAGTTTGAGAACTATTTCAATACAAACAACTTCAAGGTTTGGGGTAACTACGTGTACCTTGACACTGAGGAGCGTAGGCGTTTTGCGCAAAAAGGTCACGAGTACCTCATTGAGCAGGTTCAGCACACTGGCGTCGATGCCCTCACCGTCGGCCAGACCAAGCAGGTCCGCCTCTCGTACAATCACCCTATCAAGGAACTCGTGTTCGCCGCGTCTGCCGCGTCTTCCACTCGTTCCAAGCTTTGGAACTTCACCTCCAACGTCGGTGACACTGATGTGAAGATCAACTCTAGCCCTATCGTTCCCGGTTCGGCCTCCAACTGCTTCGTGCCCCTCACCCAGTCCGCCGGTGTTCCTCTCTACGCCACTGGTACCGGTACTGGTGCTCCCTCCCTCCGCCTCATTGAGGAGGGTGCCGCCGAGGATGGTGCTGTTGGCCCCGTTGAGAACTTCAAGCTTGTGCTTAACGGCCAGGACAGGTTCAAGGAGCAGACTGGCAAGTACTTCAACTCCGTGCAGCCCTTCAACCACCACTCTGGTTGCCCCATGCCCGGTATTTACGCGTACTCCTTCGCCCTTAAGCCCGAGGAGCACCAGCCTACCGGTACATGCAACTTCTCCCGCATCGACAACGCCCAGGTTGCCATCAAGGTTAAGGCGGGTATGGATGCCAATGCCGCGACCTCCCTCAACATGTTCGCGACTAACTACAACGTCCTCCGTATCCAATCGGGTATGGGTGGTCTCGCCTTCTCCAACTAAATACTCATACGAAGTATTTTAATAAATAGTATTACAATTCATATTTAAAAATTGTTGTCCGCAACTTTTAAAAATGAAAATAGTAATTAAAGTTTACGTGAGTAAACTATAAAATGGTGGTTAGGGAACAAGTTATTAAACGTCTGAATTTAGGAATATCCAAGTATGGTCATGGTGTACGTGTTATGGATGATACGGTAACATGGGGAACGAAAAAGAATTCATGGCTTGAAATGGCATCAGAGGAACTTCTTGATGCTATAGTCTACGTAATTGCAGATTATTTACGAACAGTTGAACAGATGTATGATGAAGACGCCAAAGACGATAACGATCTCATCATGCATATTTTTGATAACCCTAAGACTGTCAGGAGTGAAAAGCATTGTTCATTGTTAGAAGGGTTAATTAACATGACACAAATTTGTTTATGATTTTACTGGGTTCGGATACTTGTTTGAGATGAAAGGTGTGATAGGAAAAGTCATACCCCAAAAAGTAATCCTTAATTTGTTGGGACATGCTCGTAGCTTCACCAAGCCTGGGAATACCTGTACAAACAGACACCTTTTCGAGTTCAAGTAAATAATCTTCCATGATGACGAAGCGTTTAAGGTTTTCGTCAGACATGCCACGCTCTTTCATGAGTTTATACATAGCAGCTGATGCACCATCAGACATGTGGAAATTTTTAGACCCTGATACTTGTTCCGTTGGAGAATTAAAGAAGGCATACATGAGAATACCCCCAATGATGAATGGTATCATTTATATTACGGTGATATATTATTAATTTGTGTTTTCAGTGTAAGTGTAAGTTGCCCCACTCAAGTCCTCTGCGACGAAGCCTATGGCATTCGCCGCTGCACCACCAACAACACCACCACCTCCACTGCCACCACTACCGTTAACTCCACCAACAACACCAACCGTCGCGGCCTCTTTATTCTGAAAATAACTATCGCTACCAGACCATCTAGTGTCATCCGCACCAGTATTACCAGTATCACCAGTTACACCATCTCCACCAATTACACCATCTCCACCAGGACTAGCAGCAGCGGCATTATATAAATTACCGACAGCCACGAGAATTCCACCAGTTCCACCACTACCACCGGTACCACCGGTACCACCACGACCACCAGTTCCACCACTACCAGATTTATGTTCACCCCAGGTTTTTGTATATTCTAGATTTGTAGCCATAGTTGTAATCGCCGCAGTTGTATGATCCATATCTATACCCCTTATAGTTGTGCCAGTGTTCCCAGTGTTACCATTATTTCCGGGGTCCACCCCACCACCCCCTGTCGGAGTCGTCGCCGCGACAACAGTACCATTGTAATATGCACCGAGTCCACCGGGACCACCGGTACCGCCGTTACCACCGGGTCCACCGGTACCACCTTTAGAAGGGAACGAACCCTGTCTAGAAAACGCGTTTATTTCAGTCTGTGTAGCAAATTTGACCCTTTTTCTCCATCCATTTGCATTCGTGAGGGTAGCGCTCGAGTATGATTGCCTAGTTCGAAATATTGGATAAAGATAATGGATGGACAAGTCTAGGTAACCAAGACTGTTGTGAACAAGACCTCCACCTACTATATTACCCATACTTCTCTGCGGTGTCATTGGTGCGTCGTCGCCTGTCCCCCACGCACCGGGGGTTTTGAGAATATAATAACTGTCCTGGCCGTCGCCGCCACCATCGTCGATCGAGTACTGTGCGGTGGCATCAGTCCTTCTTGCAGGTTCTGCACCTTCTTCGGACCACGTAACGTTACCCTGGACTAGGCCAGAACCCCAGATCTTGGTAATCATTGCTTCATATCCATCAGCACCGCTAGTAGCGTTGCTGGAAGTGAGCCGGTTAGCCCATACGGTCTCGCTCGAGGGCGACGACGACGACGACGGTCCAAGTGATACAAATGCAATATACTTCCCGCCGTTGTCGTCGATCCAATCAACCCCCCCCGGACCGCTGCCCGACACGGTGCCGAAGGTAGAGAGTATCGTCGCCTCATCAGCCCCATATAAACCCTCCCAAGGTGTCCGCGGGATGTATACCGTTGCCGCGGTACCCATACTACACCATGATCCACCATGGGGGATGTTGTCTCGGAGATAGCTGCCATAGGCAACGCCGATGTGCTCCTGGCCGGTCCACTGCCTTCCCGGATCATGGTAATCATGTGTACCCTTAAGGTGAGCACCACTACTTCCTCTACCACCAACACCACCGGCACCACCTCCACCACCGGCACCACCTCCACCACCTCCACCACCGCTACCACCCGCAGCAGAAATCTTTCCTTGGTTAACTATCTTTAATTCGGCGAGACCAGTACCAGAGTAAGTAATTCCTCTTACTCCGTCTAGCCCACTGTTGCCAGATAATCCACTACCCCCATTGCTACCGGGATATCCTTGTCCATCTGTGCCTCCATCGCTACCGTTATATTGACCAACACCTCCAGCTCCAGGACTTGTGCTACCCCCTCCCCCATTGATGGGGGTAACGTCTGGAGTTGCAGCGATATAACCACCTGATGTAACCCATATAAATAATTTATGATTTGTTGTCAACTTATCACCATCTATATCAAGACCCTGTTTTGTAGCTGTACTTGATAAGAGTGGCGAGTCAACATTGAGGGTGTATATTCGTTTGTTTGTGTAAGTGGTAGCGGAAAACCCCTCGCACACTGCAGATAATTTCCGATTGCTATCAGATTTAGTGAGCGGATTAATCGTTAATGCATGATTTTTTCCACAACCACGAAATTGGGATAATTTTAGGTCGTTTTGGGAATCAATTGGAAGGTGTCGAGCCTGGTTATTGGAGTCAATATTATTGTTAAAATATGTAGTCGGATCAACTACAGCACCATTTCTGTAATAATCTGATAACCTAGTACCACTTGAACTCTGTCCATACATGGTACGTACCATTGAAAATTTAAGGGTATTTGCATTAGTAGCAGCAGCATTAACACTTCTGGTTGGTAAATAATGTGATATCGATAAATCCCATAACGTCGTCGTCATCTAAATTAACCTGATAAATAAAATTTTAATAATTAAACGTCGTTTCTGCTGTATTATCTTTATCAATACTGGTTACACCACCTACACCCAGTGGTGAAGTGTGTTCGACGTGTATACCATATGTACCGTTACTAATAAGGCCTGTTGAAGGTGTTAAAGTAACAGTTGTATCCGTGGTTGTAATTGTAGAATTCCAATGCTTTGAATTTTCATCACCGGTTATACTTAAGAAACCCTTTCCAATATCCCTACCAGTTCCACCAGTTACATCGAGATTAAGTACACTGATATTACTTGTGGGTTCTACTAGGTGTGCCGTAATCTTCGCGGAGAACATATGATTTGCAAAGACGACATTGATTTCGGGAGTTGTAGAGGCCGTAATGGTACCACTTGAATAACCGTATGTCTTTTTGGTAAGTCCTCCAAGGTTGGTGATGAGACCGTTTGTTACCTTGACAGTATCAGAAGCAATGAGATTGGCTGTGTGAATGGTATCAGAAGCAGTGACGTTTGTTGTAGCAACATTCGTTGTATGAATGGTATCGGAGACAGTTACGTTTGTTGTAGCAACGTTAGTAGTGGTTAGGTTCGTTGTGTGAATGGTATCGGAGGCAGTCACGTTTATTGTAGCAACATTTGTTGTGTGAATGGTATCGGAGGCAGTCACGTTTATTGTAGCAATATTTGTTGTATGAATGGTATCAGAAGAAGTTATGTTTATGGTAGAAATGTTAGTCGTTGTTAGGTTCGTTGTGTGAATAGTATCGGAAGCAGTGAGGTTTGTTGTAGCAACATTAGATGTTGTCACTAAACTAGTAAAGTCACCACTTTCTGCAAAAACGTTTCCACCGATACCAACACCACCAGCGACTTGCAATGCACCGGTTGTTTTAGAGCTACTTGGTGTACTTCCAGATATTATTGCATCATGGGAAACGGTTAAATTGTTTTGTGTAACGAGATTACCGAGTATTTCAACTGTGATTAAGTTAGAGTCATCAAGAATATGATTATCTGTAAGTGTGTTTTGTGTGTAACCAATCGTGAATGTATGATCATGTGGATCATTTTCAGTTGCTGCTCCATGATGAATCAACCCAATGTTTTTACCGGGGTGTTGCATTACAATACCAACATCAAGTAAGTGACTCGAATTATTGTTAGCAATACCGATAATACGGTCCTTGACTACAAATGAATTAGATTCAATAGCTAACGAATTTCCAACGACTGTGACATTTCCACGAATTTCTAGATTAGATGATATTAATATTGTATTGGTTGACTGTGTAATATAGGAATCGGCTAAATATTTACCCGCACCCACATATGGAATTGTATTTTCAGTTAATGCTCCAATAGAAATGTTATTTCCAATATTGGCATCGGAAGTTGTAACAATACTGGACATCGAAAAGGCACCGGTAAGATTACTGCCATCACCGTAAAATGTATCCGCATATACATTACCCACGACACCTAAACCTCCGGCAATTTTAGCTGCACCAGTTGTTACCGATGTAGAAGCAGTTGTGTCGGTTACGTTTACAGACTCGGTATTGAGATCTCCATGAATATGTGTTTGACCGGTGAGAAGGTGTTGATCTGGATTAGGTATGACATGTATTCTTCTTACAGTAGTATTTCCTGGAAAAGTACTTCCAGTTGTGATTGGCTTCGACATAAAATAGAAATAACCGGGTCCTGGGTGTGACGAAGCACCACCCGCTCCTTGAAAAGATGATGCACCTCTCGGAACGGTCCAACGAAACTGTGCTCCAGAATATCCTTGTTCACCGACACGTTTAACACCGAATCCATAAGGAGTTGAGTTAAAATTACCGAGATAATCACCAGTTATATCGAAATAGCCTATATGAGGACCCGTTGTTTGAACTCGGGTACCTACATGAGATATATCAAACACATACGTGAGTCCTTCTATAAAGGTAAAGTGAAATATATCATTCCATGATTGACCGTTTACCAACCAGTTACTTATTTCGTATGTAATAACTATAGGGTTTGTTAGGGTAATACCATTTCCATTTTGTGTCCCACTTATAGATTGAGCTGTCATTTCACCGGCATTTAAATTTTCCATAAAAGCTTCTCCTTCTGTGGTCGCATCATTCTTAGATAAAAATGGACCAGTGAATTTACCATACGAGTCACCCGCGACAATAACATTGGATGCGTAGACATTTCCAGAAACTCCTAGACCACCAGTAATTTTAACTGCACCACTGGTTACAGATGTAGATCCGGTTGCATCCGTAACAGTGAGACTATCAATTTCGGCATCTTCAAAGTTTACATGTGTTGCGTGAACATTACCTTGGACTCCTAATCCCCCTACAACAGTTAAAGCACCAGTTGTTTTGGAAGTAGTTGATGTGTCTCCAGACACTGTAACATTTTTAGTTACAGTTAAGTTATTAGAAACATAAACATTTTCAGTAACTGTCAAATCAGTCTTAGCAAAAATCACTCCTTCGGTTGTCAGATTATTAGAAACAAATGCATTTTCAGTGACTGTTAAATCTGTCTTGGTAAATATATTTCCTTCGGTTGTGAGATCCTTGGTGATTGTCAGGTTATTGGATACGTATACATTTTCAGTAACTGTTAAATCCGTGTTGACAAATACATTTCCTTCGGTAGTGAGATCTTTAGTAATCGTTAAGTTGTTAGAAACAAATGCATTTTCAGTCACTGTTACATCTTTGGTGACTGTCAAGTTATTAGATACGTAAGCATTTTCAGTAACAGTTAAATCTGTCTTGGCAAAGACATCACCGTTTACTGTCACGTCTTTTGTTACTGTCAAGTTATTGGATACATAAACATTTTCAGTCACTGTTAAATCTGTCTTGGCAGAGACATCACCGTTTACTGTTACATCTTTTGTGACTGTTAAGTTATTGGATACATAAACATTTTCAGTCACTGTTAAATCTGTCTTGGCAAAGACATCACCGTTTACTGTCACGTCTTTTGTTACTGTCAAGTTATTAGATACGTAAGCATTTTCAGTAACTGTTAAATCGGTCTTAGCAAATACTTCACCTTCAACTGTCACGTCTTTTGTTACTGTTAGGTTATTAGATACATATACATTTTCGGTAACTGTGATATCATGCGTCACATTTAGATTTCCAGAAATAAGGGCATCACCTTCTACCTGGAAATCAGTTGTAGGTAAAGTAGTATTAATACCCACACGTGAATTTACGGTATCAACATATAAACCATCGGTACCAACGGCTAAATTCGAAGCTATTTTAGCATCACCTATAACATCAAGAGTAGATTGTGGAAATAGTGTGTTAATACCAACACGGTCACTTGTTGCATCAACGTGTAATAGGTTTGTATCCACAGATAAACTTGAATTTGTATGAAGATGACCATGAACACGAACATCTATAAGTTCCCCGGATGGAACAATTGTAGTACTGTTTGCACTACTATCCGTGTGTGCAATAACAAATTCATCAACGGAGTCGCGATACCCGATAGTGACATTTGAACCTGGACGGTTCATGATAAACCCCACGTCTGATGTGGTATTTCCTTTTCCAATTTCTACAATAGCATCCTTGATTGTCGTGTTTTCAGTATCGATTGTTGTTAGTGTACCCATAACAGCCAAATTTCCTCCTACTAAAAGGTCATCTTGTATATACGAATCACCTCGAATAGTAACAACGTTGGATCCTGTTTCATCTACAGAGAATTTAGATCCAACGTCTAGTGTATGAATAGGTTCCAAATTCGAAATACCTATATTACCTGTTGTAACTAACGCATTATCCGCTTCGTACACAATGGTTGATGTAATTACGTTACCTATATTTGCATAGAAATCAATTTCACGACCTTGTACACCTTGGGCGTTAATATTGGAATCAACAATTTCACCCGTTGTTGCATCGAGACCCATCAAAGTAACAACTACACCTTCATCTCTTCGAACAGGTTGCATAAAAAGACCTGCATGGTCTGCATTTATTGGGGTGTCAGAAGCATTAATCACAATCGTGTTTTCGGCCTGGTCGTCGTTATGCCAACGACCAAATCTCACCTTGGTGCCGCGATCAATAGTGCTTAAATTCTTCACCATTTAATATATCTTAGCATTTTAATTGGCATAGAGCAAACCTGCAACCCCGTTGGAGATTTTGAGGATATTATAGTTCACTGCGTATATCGGGTCGGTTATAGGCATCGTTTCACTGAATATTTTCGCATCATCTAATCGACTGAAATTTAGAGTTCCTGTAGGTTGCATAAGACTTGTTGTAAGACAGAAGCAGAATAAGAAGAAGTCTGGGGATGTAACGAAATTAGTGTGGTAATAATTCATCACTTCTATAAAGTGTGGACGGGCCCATTTATATCCATCAATGTCTACACCATTTATGGTTACTTTAACTTTATTATTATAAGAAGTCAATGCACTATAATTACTTGTATTGCTTGACGCGATATATTTGACGGGGTGGTTAAAATGAAGCTCTTGTATGGTTTCATTACTTGGAATATTTTTTTGAACCTGGAATATCAACATTTCTATATCTCGACTAGCGAAAGTTCCGCGTTCTTCGTTATCTAAGTAGTAGTAATTACTATGTGCGGACCACTGATAATTACCGGCGTCAGGTCCCCAATGTATTCGTAGCTCCACATTATGATAATTTAAAGCTACAAGTGGTAAAGCCATTTGAGGAGATTCACAAAAAAAGTGACGGAGAGGATAGAAGTACGATCGTGCACTTACACCTGGGTGAGTACCATTAGAACTTTTACTAACGTTATTAGCAAAGGTATCAATAGCAATTTTTTCTGTAAATACCGAGTCTATAGTGTCTACAATTTGCCCCCCAATTAATAATTCACAATAATCGATGAGACGTGTCCAATCTGGGTGATCTAGGGATGCGTTATTATCATCAATAGTGAAATATGTATAACCAAGAAGGTCACCTGTTTTTTCGAAACGGATAGTTGACATGGAACCACCATTCACAGCCCCCTGTATCAATTGTTTTTCGACGGTCTGTGAAAAGTTTGAATGTCTTTTAAACGTCGAACTGAAAAAAGAAATTTCAGGCTTTCCCATAATATGTTCATCTTGAGAACCAATAGCGATAAGTTTCACTATACCGGATGACATAGTTACAATAAGGAAAGGTTTATTTTAAGTTCGACTTTTTGCATACAAAACGAAGTACGAGAAAGTTATTACCTGCGGAAGAGGGATTTTTAATAGTGTTGCCGTCCTCATCACGAATACGAATTGTGAGACGATCAAGTTTGGCGAGGGGATCTAGGAATTGTTGGGCAACCATGTAATTGTCTTTGAAGGATATCACCTGATCTCCAGAAGTAGCCGCTGTTTCACTTACGATACTGGCAAAAGAGTTTCGTAAAACGGATAACCCTGGTTGAGAAGAAGTAGAAAGAGGAGGGTCTTTCGTTGCTCTATCTGCAAAATTACTGTCGAGTTCATCTATCGAGATATAACAATGTTCTGTGCTATGAAGTGTCTTAATACGAGCACCTAAAAGGCGAGCTTGTACAACATTACGAAGAGGTGTATTCAGATACACTGTAAATGTATTAGCACTCGACTGACCTATGGTATCAACAGTAATAGTGTGGTACTCATTATCAAAATCGGGAACATCTAATCTAACAGCGGTAACTGTAGTCATTTACAGTACACTTAGATTAAAGATCCACCGATTCCGTCAACGATTGCATAATTGGCCTGATCCCTCACGACTTGTTCAGACCCGCAGAGACCACCGGGGGTGAGGGCCTTAGTGTAAGTGCTACCATCGACACGACCTGGGGTACACTTTATATTGTGTTCAAGTTCATGAATCGATTGCTCATTAACGGGTTCGATTTCAATGGGCCTGGGTTGGTAGCAGCTCAACACAGTACGGCGAACAAGGAAGCCTATGGCAACTACACTGAGGATTACCAAAAGGGTATTACGGTTAAATTTCATTTAATAGTAACTAACATTTTTTATGAAGTGCGTTAAAGATAGTACTTTAGTTTCATTATAAAGAGTAGATGGACGAAGAGATTATCCTAGATAGGGGGGATACCGAAATCCTTAAATTAGACGAAAATGAACAGGCTTTAATGGATGAGATTCAGATTGCCCCACCTTCTCGACCCAGGCCCAGGCCCAGGCCTATGGTTTCATCCAGACCTCCCCAAATGAATCATCAGGAAGAAATCGACGCGTTCGCTAACCCTACAAAACAATCAGCCCCGCCTAAGCCACCTGCTGAAGAAATAGA